TTTATTGCTTGATTGTAATAGATCGTACTTAGGAGAAATAATATTAAAATAGAAGTTCTCTGGTTTGATTACAGTATTTTCGGGTTCGAATCCTGTTCCTGATAAGTGTTTTTCGTTTTGTGAATAGTCGAAGATTTGTATCTCTCTCGATGAATCTGCCGTTGTTGTAGCTTGATCAGTCGATGCGTCTACTCTGAGTCTTTGGAATGAGCCTGTTGCATATGTGTTGAAGTTAAAGTTATCAAATGGTGATACAACACCGAGTGAAGTATAGTTCCTAACGTGTTCTTTCCATTCATCGTCTGTGAATCCTTTCGACCACATTCTTAAGTGTCCGACTTTGCCTTCAAAATCTGTTGTCATTTCTTCTGATGATGGTCCGAAGCTGTTTAAGAATTTATCAGTTGAAGGAGTGCCAAATAGTTGTTTTCCTATTGAGAAAAAATGTCCGTCTTTATTATCAGTAGCGTCACGAGTTGCAAAAATGTCTGAACCATAGTCTAGTTCTTCATAATGAGAAGATGCTGAATGGTATTCTTTTATGTCACCAAACATCTGACGTGTGCATTTCATGTAATAGGAAGATGATACGTTGTTTTCTATTTCATCGAATCTGTCCCTGCCGACGGCTACGTTCCATTTAGCTCCGTCGAAAAGATTTACGCCTTCTAGTGATAGCTCTATTTTTGTAGGAGCAGTGTTGTTTGCCGGAGTAATAAAACACTTTAATTCGTGATTGTCGGGATCAATAGATGAAGAATGGGCTACTACGTTTATAACTACATTATTCTGATTCTTTCCGCTTGCGTTAACACGTAATAAACTCTGATATTCACTGTACTCTCTATCCACTGGAAACGAGTAGATACCTTCGAACAAGAACGACCCAGATGTGAACAAACCATCGCTTTCATTGTCTGATATGCCGTGTCGTGATTCTAGATCAGCAGCAGAAGCAACTGCTGGATCTGGTATGCTTACCATTGTACCCTGTGGTTCAGGAAATCCTACTTCAAGTCGTGACCCAGATAAGAATCCCGACTTTATATATGGCATATTAGTGTATACACCAAAATCCGGTACAAATGATCCAGCTGGTGTAACGCCGATTGATCCAGAGAAATCTAGCATTGTAGACGTTTCTATTTTTTCTTCTCTTGAATATTTTATGTCGTTCTTAAGATTTCCACCGTACTCTCTGAGTCTAAGAAGTGAGTTTGGATCAATTCCTGCAGATAATAAGAATGATCTTATACTGTTTATAGTTCCTTTTGATTTGTAGATGTCTTTTAAGTTAACAAGTATTCTTCGCCAGATCTGTGATTGTATGTATGACAGCGCTGTCTGAGCTTTTGTTGTTTCCATTGACATGTTTTCGCCATGCGTGAACTGCTCCCATGACGATTCTGGGAAAATCGTAGGTAGTTCAAATCCGTAGTATTTGGCAACAAAGGTTAAAAACGTATTGATTGTAGATTCCTCGTCGCTGTACTCTACATTCAGTAAGTTAGAGAAATTATCTGTTACTATTTTTATTTCATCAAAGAATTTTCCCCAGATAAGCAGGACCGACGTCAGCATTTGGGCTGTTCCGATTTCCCCTCCGCGGGGTACATCACCCGCATATGCGTTTAAAATTGTACCGAATCCACTTTCGTTTGATATTGTTTCGTTCATGCCGTCGAGAAAATAATGTGGTGGGACAAGTTTTGTAATTAAATTCGGATTATTGTCGTCATATAAGATCGCCGAGGCTAGTAGTTCATTGTTGAAAGTTTTTACCAAAGTATTATTTGGGAAAAGTATTGGGAAATATTTTTCATCTTCAAATTCAAGTGGGTTTTCGAGCCCAGATAATGAATTATTACGAAGTGTTCTTAGTTGATCGGAATCAGTACCGTCTATATAACTGTGGAATCCGTTTCCAGAGCTATCTATTATTATCTCTGGTGTATTTACGTCTTCTTCATCGTCATAGGGTTCATTGAACCTGAAGTATAATATTAAATCTTCGTCCTGGAAAATCTCTTTTTTCGACTTTGGCTCTGCCTGATCCCAGGTGATTGCCTTATGATAAAATCTCAAGTCGTCGATGTATCCATTAAAATATTCGCCAGGGGTGAACAGCGTGGTTGATGTAATCTTTGTAGCAGACCCAGTACCAATAGTCAAATAGTTATTGCTAGGGCTTATGTCAAACATCTCCAATACTTCGTCATTTGTTGTCTCCGTTCCGTTTACGATTAGTTTTAAAGTAGATGTGTCACTGTCTCTATCGAATATTGCGCAAACATGACTGAATTCTCCTTTTGTTATTGGTGCAGATACATATGAGACCATTTCTGAGGTTGTAACAATGAATTGTATATTACTACTAGTTGTGCCTCCGGCTTCCAACACTAATGATAAGCCTATATTGTTACTTTCTATTTTTTGTAAAATTATTTGATTTAAATTAGTTACTGACTTAGGACAAACGTGTGCTTCTATTGAAAATGAATTTGATCCTGGGTTTAGTCCCCTTTCACCTGGTGATAATTCATCTTCTTTGATTACTATTCCTGAATTCTTTATGTCTTTTACTTCTATATTATTATTATAAGCTCTATCAAATTCTAAAAAACCTGTATTTTTTGGAAAAGTATCAAGAATATATTTCTCAAAACCAGTTAATGAGTTTATAAAATCAATTGTATCTTTTTTAGTCCCATCAATGGGGTAACCATTAATTAGCTTATCAAACGCAGCATTTACGTTAGAGACTGCAGAGTTAAAAAATGTATGATTTTCGAACTTTGACCAATCAAGATTAAGCTGTTGTGTAGATGAAATCGATTTAAGCGATTCTTTAAAAAAATCACTCTCTGGAAACTCATCAAATAGAGTGTTGTCTATTAGTTTGCTTACTGATTCAGTATAAATTGACATCTTATACTACCTTGAAATTAAAGTCTTCGCCGATTGTATATTGTAAGTCGTAAACTCCATCAGCTGGTGATGATGTGTCTTCATAAATTCTAAACGATATATTATACGCTGAACCTTTTGATAAACTGCTTGTATCTAGAACAAAGTACATCTCATCTAAATCATATGACACAACCGTTGCAGCACTATCAAAAGGTATAATAACTTCGCCAGTGGTTACGTCTGTTATAGAATAACACAATATTGCTGCCTCTACACCAATATCTTCATCAGAAGAACCTATTAGTTTTCCTTTATTCGCAAGTGGTAGTTTTGCTGACTCTACTAAATTATAATTTCTATCTTCTACAAAAACATGAAGTCGCACTTTGTCTGTGTATTTGTATTCTTTTTGAAGATTTAATATTGTAGCTTGATAATTTGTGTATGTCACTACATCTGTAGTATCTGTTGCTGCATCATTATATTTTATTATTAACCGCGGGGTTTTATTTTTATCGTTTGAATGTCGTGATACAAACCTTTTTACAAAACGTGTTTTAGCGTCCTGTTCTTCGGACTGAATGAATGATATTCTGAATCCGTTGTTGGTTATTGTTGTTGCTAGCATTGCAGTAATTGCAGTAGTTACGTCTACTGAGAGATCTTCTTGTCCCGTTTCGAACTCTTGAGTGGAAGAATACAAAGGGACAGTCGTATTTATATCATCAAGCGACGATATATCAAACATTGGAGTTGCTGTATCATCCCAATACCCGAAATATTCTTCAACACCTGATGCATATGATGATGTTATAAAATTACACACATCGAGGTCGTCGAACGATTCTACATCTCTACCAGACCCTTCATCGAATGATTGAGCAAGTGGGTCAACGCGCAATGAAAAATTAGAAGGTGTAGTCTGCCCACCGAAGACGTCATAGAGCTTTAACACACAAGAAAAATCAGTTAATGTACCTGGATCAAGCGAAGATATATCTGAAAGATTGAATTTTACGAGTCCTCTTGATAGTTCAATAGGGTTTGATTCACCATCAAAAGAGCTCTCGTCGTATAATTTAAATATATCGATAGTACTAGCAAGCCCCATGTTTGCATCTGTAGCTCGGGCTGATTTATTCAATATTTTATTTGTTATATATGTGTCAGCTGATGCTGTTAATATTTTATACATTATTTCACGTATCCCGATATGTCATCTTTGGGGCTTTTTAGTTCAAATATGGAGCCAGGTGGTCCTACCAAGAATTTGCCAGTTGTATTTTTGTCTATATCAATGTGATATGAGCTATATTCTGCACCAGTCTTGTTTAAAATTTTGCAATAGTTAAGGGCTATGACGCCGTCAGTCGTTGTTATTAACATCTCTATATTCGTTTTATTTATTGGCATATCAAGGTGCCATTTTTTGATGTTAAACAATGATTTAATTTTTTTATTAATATTTTCAACAATTAAGTTTTTATTAATAATTCCGTCTGAAAGTATTTCGTATTCTACACCTATATTTACTACAAAGGCATCTAAAATATCAATAGCGTCAGTTATTAGCCTATATTGATTCAAATAAACCTCAAGGTTCTTTTTAAGACTATCAGACGAATGCATTAGTTTGCCCTTTGAATCTCTACTGATAATAAATAGCTGAGTTGAAAACAGGTTGCTTGTAGTATTTGAAAGCCCTGCTCTGAAAACTCTTCCGAAGTTTGTTGGTAAAGTATAAACTCTTGTAAGAAGATCATTTTTTGTTACAATTCTTGATTGAGAGTTTTGGTGTCCTTTGTATTCGAATCTTAGTTCATTTATTGTTGGTTTGTCTTCACCACCGCGAGCAGCTTTTTCGTTTATTACGTTTAATGATGTTTTTATATTGAAGTTATGATATGTTGTTGAGTTTCTATTATACATCATCAATAATTTATCAACTGTCTTTATTGATGATGCAGTAACATTGTGATTGAGACCCCCGCCTTTTCTGTAGACAATGGTTAGATTAGTATTATATGGTGACATTCCTAATGTTGATGTTGACAACATATTATTTGGGTCAATTGACTGACGGCTCAATGTTGTCTTTCCATACATTGGCAATGCGAACTCGCTTGGGTCAGGTATGTAATCAGTATCCAGCGTCATTGCATTTCCACTACCAAACGTTAGAACAGTAAGGCCAGACTTCCTGTCTAGTTCTCTAGTGAATCTATAAGGTGCTGGTTTTATTTCAAGGTTGTCAGAAACTACGTCATAATCATAGCTTTTGTTTTGAACTGATTTAAAGACTACATCCTGAGAGAGATATTCAACTTCGTAATACTCGTTATTTGATGAATCTTTTACTCGTAGAATTTCATTGATATCTGTGTCTGATATTGTTATTTTTTTAAATTGTTGGAAACTTCCTGCAGACACTGTCTTAGTTTTTGTCTCGCCTGATACACATATTCCTGTCATTTTTATAATATACGAGTTGGGATTAAGATCAGCGTCTAAATCGTCTGTATTTACATAGCGCTCATGAACATACTCGTCAAATATTTGCTTAGAAAAATCAAGATCTTCCATTAATTCGAACTTAATACCTGAGTTTGATTTTATAGCTGTTCCTGTTAATATTGTAGGCAGAACGTCTGGGTCCACTACAACGTTGTCATTTATATCTACTGTTGAAGGAACAGTTAAATAAAAATCAACCTCAACTATTGAAGGAGCTGTTGATCTATTTTTTATTCCTGCTGTTTTTAATAGTTTCTCAATGTTTTTTGTTTGAACTGCCGTATTAATATCAAGTTCATTAAATTGATGATCTAGATAAAACGACATTACATCACCCACATGGGCTGCCATATCTAAAAATAGACCGCCGACGGAGGCATCTGAAAAGTCTTGTATTGAATCTGGAAAATATGTTGTTGCATATTCTACAAGATCACTACGTAATGCGTCAAAATCTCTTCCATAGAATGATCTCTTTTTTACGCTTTTTAATTCATTTACTAATTTCTTTTGCATCTTAACTCACAGGCTGGACAATTACACTAAGTTTTTTGTTTATTATGTTTACACTTCTTATTGAGTACGTTAGCGTTAGTAACGCAGAGGCTGATCCAGTTACTTCGTCTATTTTTCCCATTTTATACTCAAAGTCAGATAATTCTATATATGGCATGCTTTTTGTTACAGCAGTCTTTATCCTTGACATTACAACTTCAGCAAAGTCATCTTCTGATAATTTTTCAGTTAACAAAGGTCTGATATTTGCGCCTATACTGTATGAGCCTAGTCTTTCACCATGATTTGTTTTTATGAGATTTGAAAGATTATCATTTATTTGTTTTCTAAAGTCATCGGACATTTCAAATAACATGCCCTCTCCTGGTCGAAGAGGTGTTTTGATTCCGTAGGGTGATTCCATCGTCCTTGACGACTTTAGTTCGTCTGAAGTTCTTTCGATTCCTACATTTTTGAAATTATAATTTGCCACTAGTTTTTCCTGTTAATAAATATAATGAATAAAAATTATTGTGTTTATTTAATTTATAATGCATTTCGCTTTCTATTTATCTTTATTTAAAATCACCCCTTGTATCGCTCCCCATTTATTAGCTGGGCATTTTTTTCTATATGCAAAAACCAGTGCAGGAAAAGCACAATTGCATTTTTTGCAAGATTGAAAATATATGTTAATTCTAGATGAACTTGTTTTAGTAAGATGTGGGCAGGATAGACAAATCTCTATTCTATTATCTATGACAGTCTGTACAGCTTTGTTTGGCTTTCTGCTCTTGATTAGATTACTTACAAGGTAATTGTGCCAGCCATCCTTGATATCTCTGAAGCTTTTCACGCTATTCCAAAAATAGGTTCTAGACGTTCTGATACGCAGTCTGCGAGTCCTTCTATTCCAGGTATATCTGGTAAGAGTGGAGTAACTATTTCGATCATAGGTACACTTAGATCAATATCTCCTTTAAAGAGCCCAATCATTATATCTATCGGAACCATAATCATACCAACTGATACTGTCCCTAGAGCGTTCATTTGTAGAGGACCCCAACCAGGTAATGGTGGTAATCCCGGAGTTACAATCGGCGGTGTCATGGGTATATTCATTACAGGCATAGAAACAGACGCTTCTACAAAATCTACCATTGCGAGTGCCAGAGCTGCTGGAGGTGCCATCATCGCTAATGCTGCATCTAAATTTTCTACAGCCCAGTCTGATGTTGTATCTAGCGCAAGATCAGGGTCGAGTGCGAGCTCTATGCCTACAGCTAAGGGTCCTAAAGCGGCATCAAATCCTAACATTAACTCGCCGATGCCGGGTCCATTGCAATCAAACTCTTCTGACATTTTTATTACTCCGTGTGAACTATAGCGCTGAGTGCAGCGAGTGATCCTGATTTAAAATTATCGCATGCATCATTGATGAGCGTGTTGCCGGTTAGCGGAGCTCCTAAGTTTCCACCTAATGCGAGCCCTGCTTTGAGAGTATCGGCGAAATTATTAATTGCAGCAATTAAGTCGTCTCCTCTTATTACATGCTGATGCTCATCTGTTAAATCACCGGTGTGTTCTGTGTCAGGTGAACCCAAAAAGACACGACTCCCAACAAGAGCTGCTTCGCCGTTTGACATAAGATCTAGCTCGGCACCTGCGCCCGACTTTGCCCTGACGCCGCCGGTACCTATTAGTCTTATCTCATTAGATTTTGCAATTATAAAAGGAGACTCACTAACCTGCCCAGAATATGTAAAACCGAGTCCAAAGTTTTCATCACCATTTGTATTAGTGGATATGAATATTCTTGATGCATCGTTTATGTAGTCTGAATCACCTTCTGTTTCATTTTGATCTTCAATTACAGCTCTGTTTGTTTCTTGATAACCACGATCATTTTGTCTTGATGAATTGTATGTATTCGTTGTAATTCCAGCAGTTAATTCAATGTTTCCAGTGTTATAATAATTGTTATTACCTAACTTAATAGATGAATTATTACCACCTTGTAGTACAAATTCGTTTCCCTTTGGTCGTATATTAGGTTGGGGTTCTCCTACGAAACTTTTAGATGAATGACTATCAAAAAAAGTAAACAGCTTTAATAAATCTTCATCTGTTGTTGTTATTATTGCTGGAAAATCAGGAGTCACTGTTTCGTCAGTTTCTTCTGTACCAAGAGCTATATCAATATTTGATCTCTCTGATGTTGTGTCTTCATCCGATATTGTTCTTAGTCCACTTGTATAATTTATATCTTCAAGATTAGACAATGATGCCTTTCTAGTTATCCAATAATATGACCCATTGTCATTGAATATCCAAGCTAGCTCTCCAGCATTAATTGGTTGTGAAAAATGAGGTGACATAAATGGAAGTGCATAAAATACTTTATTTCCTCGCATTTTGCCGTGTTTATTGACTTTAGCAAATATAATTGACTTTCCTGGAAGATAGTCAAAAGCCTCTTTGTTGTGAAGAAATTTTAATATTAATTCTTTTCTTTCGTCTGACACTCTTTTTGGATCGTCTATAACGTCTACAACATATGCAGTAAAAGTACTGTCAAGTGCTTTGTTGGCTCCGGCGCCGATGTGAGTAGAGATATCTCTAATTGCATCTCTGAAGTTGTCAATTGCCATTTTTATCCCATTATTGTAGAATAAATATCTTCTGTATCGATTTTAGAGTTATCTTCTTCCGCTTTTGATATTAGCTCTGCTAGTTTCAATATTTGATCGTTTGATTTACTCATTCTTTCAAGGTATTTTGAAGCTATTGACCCGGCTACAGCATGTTGAGCAGATCCTGACAATTCTTTGAATAAATCGGCGAATAGAAACGATGCACACTCTCTGTCTTTTACAGCGTTCTCGTATATTTCTTTCCATAAGAACTTTCTTTTATCTTCTAGTGACTCAATTGAATTCAACAGATCAGAAAATTGTTTTACTTTTTTATCTTTATCTGTTATTTTTGTTAATTCTTTGTTTATTTTTTCTTTTGTCGTCATTTATTCTCCAAAAAATATATCAAATTGATCGTCTTTTTTGATTGATCTATAATGTTTTCTGATTGATGACATTGAAACAGACAATTGTTTTGGATTCAATCCAGAAATATCACGTAGATAAACGAAAACAGCCCGCTTGTTTAAAAATTCAAGCTCGTCTATGCTTGAAAAAAGCGTAATTATAGAATCTATACATGATATTTCGTTGGTTCCATCAACCCTGCTCTTTATTTCATCCAGAAGAGAGAAAAGATTTTGAATAGCATTGGCTCTAATTAAATGAGCATCCTGGGCTTCCGCTATAGAATGAGTTTCAATTGCAACTTTATCTCTGTGGCTTAATATCTCTGTATCATCTATTGAGACTGATCTTTTCATATCCCTTGTATTCTTTTTAGACTGTATTATAAGCCAATTCTTTGCTACAACATTAAAATAAGAAAAAGCTTTGGAGCCCTTTGAAGGATCAAATTTATAAAGCGTCTCATATAGAAAAGTAACACAATCGTTTTTTAGATCTTCATACGACCCAGTTAGTGATCTAAAACCA